GTGGAATCTATAACCCGCAAGCGAGCTATCTTTCTTGCCGAACGGCAGAATGTTCTCGTTGATGAATTGACGAAAAAGCTTGCGGGTTATAGATTCCACCGCATGACATTTCAGCGCTGGCATGACGTGCAAAATGTTTTAGTCGGCGATGATTACGTTGATCCTATTCCGGTTTATACTTATTTGGCGATTGACCCGGCATTCAGCGAGAGCAAGAACGCCGATGAACGCGCCCTGATCACTTACGCGAAAGGCCGCATACTTGTACGCCTTGAAAATGTTGGAGAAGTGCAGGCCTTAAATATGACATGGATTCTTGAATATGATTATAACTTCATGAATCCGACAAAGATTATTGATCGTGCGCTTGAGTTGAATAAGAAATATTTTTATCGCAGTGTGATCATCGAGACTATCGGCGGCCAGGCGATTTACACGCCAATGACTAATGAGAAGATTGCCGGCGATCCGTTTTATTCCATGAACCCCTTTACGCCGACTTTCGTAAATTATCATCGTGGCGATAAGCGTGGCCGCATCTATACGACGCTTCAGCCTTTGATGTCGCTCGGCCAGATAGCAATAAGACCGGACATGGAAGAGTTTATCAATGAGTGCGAAATGTTTGATAGCTTAGATTCTCCGCACTTGCTTGACGCCTTTGAATTTGGCAATCGCGTTTCTCAAGTTTGTACGGAACCGCTTTACGTGGCCATGAGTAAATACGATAAGCGTCGAATCGAGCGCGAGCAAGATGCACAAAGCAACTGGCGCAATTGGGGCGTAAAGAACCTGAAGCAATTGAGCGTGAAATGAATAAATACGGAGTGCCTGCAAAACAGTGGCGGCGATGGTCACCGCGAGCGCAGGCGGTTTTTAATAACGTATTTCGCACGATGAAGGATCAAATTGTATTCGTGCACCCTGAAACGCATCCGCTGCATCCCGAGGAATGGGATACGATTCGATGGAATGCCGCATGGCTGGCGGCTAACGCGAGCGATGGATATAAAACATTGGTCAAAATATGAAAACAACAGCAAAGCAATACTTGAACCTAAAAAACAGTTTTCGCGCTACAAGCGGAACGAAGCTTTGCAAGTTGAAACGAAAATCAAATGCCAATAGACGACGAACAATTAAAAGCTGATTACGATGCTTATACTGCGTATCGCGATGATACCGCAGAATGGCGGGCAAGCCGGGATAAATGCGATGCCTTTGTCTCCGGCGCGCAATATTCGACTACTGGCCGTGATGAAATAAATGCACGCGGCCAGGAAGACATTGTCATTAATCGCATTCGGCCATTGCTAATCACCCGCATTAGTGCAATGGTTGCGAATAAGCCCACCGGAACGATTTACGGTACACGCAAGGAAGACGTTGAGCTTGCTACTACTCTGAATGACTTCATTGATTGGCACTGGTACAAGAGCCTCGGGCAAGTGGTCATGGACAGAGTGGTTAGCTATCAACAAAAGCATGGCATCGGCTGGTTTGTTCTATACTCTGCCAACATGGAAGACTTTGGAAGGGGTGAGCTACGCATTGGCGATTTGAAGTATCGCAACGTATTTGTTGACAAGGCGGCGGGCGCGCATCCGCTTTTTGACGATGCGCCGGTAATCATCGTTTCGAAGTTGCGCCGGCCAATGGATTATTTTAATGAACTGCCGAAAAAGATAAGAGATCAGATACCGGAAGATATTTCGATTTATCATCCGAACGACGAAATCAATTGGGAAACGCAAGACGTACATGGAAAAGATTTCGAAATCGGTATGCCGAGAAGTGTTACTATCGCCTACACTGAAAAAGAAAAAGCTGCATGGATTAGGGTATTTGACGTTTATCGCCGGAAGCACGTAGAAATGCGTGGACTCAGACAGAAAATCACCGGAAAAATTTACAAGATACTCGGCGAAGATGATGAACCGACGCAAGAAGATAAAATTTTGATGCAGAGAAATATTGGTGAAGCGCAACTCATGCAAATGGGAATCCCACCACAGCAAGTTGAATTGTTTCGCCTTGAAGAAGTCACTATCCCCGTGCCGCGCATCGAATACTATCAGCAGCTTTCAGGAAAATTCGAAGTGCCTGAGAGTTATGAAATACTTCCAATCTCTCATTATCCTGTTGTGCCGGTTGTAGGCGATGATATGGGCAATGCCATGCCTTATGGAGAAGTTGACTATATGATAGGCCAACAGGAAATGCTAAACGCGAGCGTTGGCCTTACGCTATTGAATGCAGCTCTTGCGAGTAACTGGCGGGTATTGGGTGACTTTGCGAAGGCTGGTATTACTGACGTGAAGAAGTTTCAGAGAGATTTTTCTATACCTGGATCATGGCATAACATTAAGACAGACCCTCTTACTGGTAAATTCCCGATTGAGATATTGAGACCTGATCCATTGCCCCAAGCATGGTTTACCTTAATGCAATACTTTTCTCAATCAATGGAATTTCAGATGAGCACGTTTAGCTTTAGAACTGGCGATCCATCGAAAGCTCCAGAGACGGCTTTTGCAACACAACAGTTGGGGCAATGGGCAAATGATGTTTTGCGATTGCCTTTGAGTCGTCTTGAGATTGCGATTGAACGCTTATTTGATAACCTGCTTGAATGGATGCCGAGCTATTATACTTTTTATAAGCAATTCGAGATACTTGGCATTGATGGAACCATGAGCCAAAGGGAAATAAATTCTCCACGATGGAATGAATCATCAGGCGCATGGGAAACGATTAATGATTTGTCGAGTATAAAGGCTAATTATCGTATTCGATTAGGTTCAACATTGCCGTCGCAAACGGTATTTGAATTGCAAGTCATGCAGCAATTGGCGCAAACGCAGCCGGCATTGCTGATGAATGTGATTGACCGAATGCCTGGAATACGAAAAGCTGAAAAGGATGAAATCCGGCAGACGCTTGACCAAGTGTTTCAATTATCGCAGGCAAATTCTCAAAAAGAGCAAGTCATTCAGGCCATGCAAAAGCAAATGAACAGCATGCAGGAAATGATAGCAGCGATGCAAAGGGAGAAAGCGGTTGCGAAGGTTGAGCCGATGATAGCGGAATGGGTGGCCGACATGCGGCACATGCGCGATGAAATGCAAAAGAACGTTCGTAAATCACAAAGAAACGGAAAACGCAAATGAAGACGAAGATTATTTTGTTGCTTGCATTGCTTATGCCGATTATGGCGCAAGCGCAGCGCACTCAAAGAATTTTGCCGCAGTCAAATGCGACGGGCAAAAGCTGGGTGGATGTTGCAGAAAACTCAAGCACGACTTTTACATTTACATTCCCCGGCGCTGGTTTGACGGGAAGCGGACAGGAAAATAGCTATTCCGGTTATCTCGAAATCATCGTTTGGGCAGACACAATTTCAGCGGGTACGATTGATGACGGCGATTCCTTGACCGTTTCAGTTTATCCGCTGTTTTACGATATGGTGGACTTGCGGCTTGAGGAAAGCAACGATGCAGACAAGGATTCAATTGATATAAAAAATATCTATGATTGGGGCAGCAATCATTCAGACGCAAGGTATGCGTTTAATGTATCGGCCAACTTGCCGCCATGTGAAGGCTTTCAATTAAACATTTATACTGGATTTGGTGGAAAGGGAAAGTTTCGCGTTGAGGGCAGGATTGCAGAATCAGCCAGAGGGTTTTGAATGACTCAGTTTGAATTGCCTAAAAGGCTTAAAGATGCTTTATCGCATTTAGATAAAGAACGAAAACCATTGAATCTGTTTGTCTTTATTGGGGCAAATGAACTTGGAGAGTTGTATCTTCATGTTGCTACCAATGAAAAAGTTTTGAAAACTAAGGACACTATAATTTATAGCGACAGAGTTCCGAATGAAGATATAGAAGAGATTGATAAGTGACAGTAAAAGAAATACTACAGGAACTTGAGCCTATATCAACAAAAGAATTGATTTTGCTCAAAAAAGTGCTGATATTCGCCAGAATATTAGAAAAGAACAAAACCAGCGGAAGAGCCGAGATACATTTTGAGCATGGCAAAGAATTAAGATTGCACAAGTATGAGGTAGAGCGGTTACAGTAAAAATCTCTTAGCAGTACAACACGCGCAACTCTGAAGTCAATTCAAAGCCCGTGTAGTAGATTCGTCTACTATGCGGGCTTTTTTATTTACCCTAACGCAAGAGGATACGTCCAAATGCCCGCAGCAAAGAAACAAGGTGAAGTCGAAAACTTCACCGAAGCAATGCAAGTACTGGGAATCAGTAATCCAGTAATACCCGCAGACGCGGATACGTCCGTAATTGAAGCGGAAAAAGGCCAAAGCAAAGAGACGCCCGATCCGTCGCGCAATCTCGTGCAAGACGCCAAAATTAAACAACCAGAAATCGAAGCGTCTGAATCCGAACAAGAGACGCAAGACGAAGAAGAAACCGAAGAAGTCCCAGAGCCTGAAAAAAAGCGCAGGACATGGCAAAGCGAAGCTGAAAAGGCTAAACAACTTGCACGACAAAAGGAAGAAGAAGCCGAGACCTTCGCGCAAGCGCTTGAGATAGAAAAGCAAAAAAACAACTATCTCATGCAAATGCTCGCAGGGTTTCAGCAGATGCGCCAGCCTGAGCAACAGAAGGTAGCACCAAAGCAGGACAAAGAGCCGGAATTGTGGGATTTCATTCAGAAGGATCAATATGATCGTGATGACATAGGCGATCCTTCTACGCCAAGTGGCAAGGCTTATCAAAACTGGCTGGACGCTCGCGCCGATTATCGCGCTGAAAAGAAGTATCAACAACTCGAAGCGCAACGGCAAGAGCAAACCGCCAGAGAAGTAACTTTGAAACAAGCCAAGGCGCTTGCAGATGAATTCGCAGAATTCAAAAATCCATTTACTGGACAACCGGATATTCCTAAGATTCAGGAATGGCTTGATGGATTGTCTAAGGTTGATTGGGTTACTCTGAGACGTGCGCTCGACGGCAATAAGAAAGCAGCTAACGGACAAGTGAAGGCCTTGCCGATAGATGCTGAAATTGGCCGCCGTGCAAACAAGCCTGGTTCCGTTGCCGGTCAATCATCGGCAACGCCAGGCAGCAAAAAAGTTCCTGCTGAAGTCAAGCAATTGGCGGACATCTACGGAAACAACTTCGTTTTGCCAAAAGACGCGGCATTCTAAACGGAGTAAATTCAAATGGCTTTTTCAGCAACTCAAGCCGCAGCGGAATATGTGCGGCAGGGTGCGCTTGGCGTAGGAGATATTTATACTGGCAAGCGGAAGTATTCGCTTTCCGATATGATTGTTTTTCAAGAACGCACATGGGCACCCTTTGATACTATCCTCCGCATGGAGATGAAAGTTGTTCCGGTTAGCGACCCAGAGCCGAAAGTTCTCACGATGCAAGAGGCTCCAGTTCGCTTTGATGTTTCTACGGCATCGAGTTCGTCAGGGCTTGGCCCGGACGATGACACCGTTGGCATTGCGGATGCGCAAGCGCTGTTCCTGCAAGCTGGCGATGTGTTGACATGTCCCGATATTTTTTGCGATACGGCTGGCACCAATTATGAAACCGACAAAAGCACGGCATTGGCCGCAGGGTATTTCCCTGAATCAATCATCGTGCAGAGCGTACAGCTTTCCGGTTTGTCCTCGGGCGTGGCGCGTGTTCGTTTGGCGCGTGCAAATGGTAATGCGCCGACTTCTGGCGTTACGCAAATCAGCACGTCGATGAAGCTGATCCACTCCGGCAACAGTTTGGTTGACGGCGGCAATGCTCCGAATCCGGTTAGCCATGAGCCAACCGACGTACAGAATTATTGCCAGTTCTTTTCTAAGACCTGGGGATATACTGACTCGGAAGCCCCGCTTGAAACTTACGGCAAACTGAATCCGGCGCAACGTGCAGAGATGAAGCGCAAGGAATTCTACCGCCAGCATGAATTTGCCCTGCTGTTTGGTCGCAAGAATGTGTTGACGCAAAGCGGCGGCGGCAAATTGTGGTTGACGGGCGGCATTACGGAATTCATGGCAACCGCTTCGACGGCGCTTGACGGTGTTTCGCGCTATCGTGATTTTGGCGGCGCATTTGACATCGGCAAGTTGCGCGAAGAAACTGAAATAATTTATCGCTATGGATCGAAAGTCAAGCATTGGTTTGTCGGCGGAAAGTTCTTCACCGTCTTGAACAATGCGCTTGAGAAATCCATCGTGATTAATGATCAGTATTCGCAGCGCTATGGCTGGGAAGTCCGCGAGCTTGATCTTGGGCACGGCTTGGCCATGCTGCATCGCCATCCAGTATTGACCGAAATGGAAACAGCTTCAACCAACTACTCGATGGATGCGATTGTAGTTGACTTGGAGTATGTCAAGCTTATGACCTATATCGACACGACGGTTCGCCGCCTTGATCCAGGACGGGCGCATAAAACCGAAGGTGAAATTTTCTGCCAAGATGGTTTGTGGAGAACATTCCCCTCGGCGCATGCGTGGATTTTCGGAATCACCGCTTAATCTCTAACAGAAGCTAACTTATAACAAACGGAGATTAACATGGCAGATTCCACCACTCGCGTATTGCCGGAATATCATCGCGCAAGATTTCATCCGCATTTGCACAAGCCAACTGCGAGCTACAAGGTTATTGAATTCCTGCCGGAAGACTTTAGCCTGGTTAGTGCAGCGATTGCAGCGCATGGTACTTCGTCTAAATGGGAACATTTAGAAGTTGTTCCGCTTGCTGATGCAGATGAAATTCACGTTGAGTTTTCAACTCCTCATGACATGGATACAAAATATCCATTTTATGTGCGTTGGAAGCTTATTGCTAATGCCGCAGACAAAGGCATAACTATTACAACCACGTATGATACCGTCGATTGTGGCGCAAATCATACCGGAAGTGATGATGCTGGCGAGCCGGCGACCGCATTCACCGAAACAATTGCAGCAATCGCAACAACGGATAATCCCGGCGCAGACAAGCCATTTTTTAGTGTTTGGGGAAAAGTCAACGGCGCAACCACTGACTTTGACTCAATTCATATTAAGGGGCTTGCAACTAATGCAACTACGGCAGACGCCGTCCGCGTTCGTGCGCTGCAATTTGCGTATCGTCCTTTGACCGCTTGACAAGTTTTTCACCATAATCAGAAGGCAGAAATATGATTTTTAAACTCATGCCTGCAACGCCGGAAGGCCCAGACCCTTATCAACTTGAATTTGAAGTTAAGACTGCGACCTTTACGACGACTGCAACAACGGCAGCCTTGCGGACTAATCTGGATAGTATCGTTGCCGGATTTGTCAATCTGGTAAACGATGCCACGATTGCCACCGACGAAAAGAGTGCCTATTCTGTCCCGCTTGGCGCAGTTACCAGCAATAGCATTTTAATCTCACGTTCAAGCCATCAAGCCATTTCCGGCGCGACGGTTTGCGTGATGTTGATTGGCCGGAGGACTTCTCAGTGATAAGGAATGCAAAGGTCTTTGTTGCTGTCCCCTTATCACAGAACGTCCATTCCGAGTTTTTCAAGACGTTCTATATGGCGCAACTCCTTCTCCCCGAAGAGGGAGTTGCCTATAATGAAATCTGCAAGTGGGGCAATACCGTAAACAATCGCAATGATTTGACCAAGACGTTTTTGCAAGGCGACTACACGCATTTGTTTTTCATGGATAGTGACATGAGTTTCCCCGAAGCAACGCTATCCCGTCTTTTGCATCATGACAAGGATATTGTCGGGGGATTCTATTCGACAAAGGTCAGGCCGTTTCGCTCAACGGCAATGGTCAAGTCGAATAAACCAGGCGCACGGTTTGAATCATACACGCCACAAAATGGCGAAACGCTTAAACAAGTTGATGCGCTTGGCACGGGTTGCATGCTGATTAAAAGGAAAGTCATTGAGGGCATGAAATGGCCGTGGTTTTACTACAAGCCGGACTATGAACTTGAGACTTTTGCAACTGAGGACGTGGCCTTTTGTGAAGACGCAGCAGAAAAAGGTTTTGAGACTTGGTGTGATTTTTCTATTCGGTGCGGCCATGCCGGACACATGGTTGTGACGCCTTACGTTGAGCAAGGCGAATCGAGGCTAAGAATTGATGCAGTTTGACTGAAGAAAGGGAGCTTATGTTTAAGAATTATACGGACAATGATAAGCGCAAGCTTATCGCTGAATTGTTGAATGATTATTTTGGCGATTCAAATATCGCAAGATCGGGCGCTGAAATAGGTGTGTGGCGTGGAGAAACAAGTGTTTATTTGATGAGTCGGTTTCAACAATTGAAGTATTTTGGAATAGACCCTTACGCCACTTTTAAAAACTATAAAGGCAGCGATGATCATTCCAAAGACTTCAATTTTATAGAAGAAGGTTTTCATCATTTAAAATGGTATGAATCTGAAGGCGAAGCAGACTCACTATATAGAAGGGTTCTTTTTGAATACGATAAATTTGGGTCTCGCGCTGAACTTATAAGAGAGACAAGCAGTGATGCAGTCAAGTCATTCGAAGATGAAAGCCTTGACTTTGTTTATATAGATGGAAATCATGACTATAATTTTGTCAAAGAAGACATTGATTTGTGGACTCCTAAAGTAAAACGTACTGGCTTGATAATCGGTGATGATTTCAATTGGAAGAGAAGCGTTGAAGATGTTGCCCGCGCAGTAGTAGAAAAGTTCGGATTCAATTATTCAGTTATGAAAAATACTTGGTGGATCACAAAGGCGGATTATTTGAAAAGCTTATGAAAATCGCTTTCTGGATAACGACTAACAAATATTTTGATCCGGCAAAGCTTGATGATACACCGTTCGGCGGATGCGAAATCGAAGCTTTCAATGTCGGCAAGGCACTGGCTAAAACATACGGCGAAAAAGTTTTGGTCTTTGCCAATGTGAGCGAAAGGCATAATTCGGAAAGCTTTGTATTTTTTCAATACGGCGATTTGGTTGATGCGTTAGAAAGAAACAATGTTGACGCCTTTGTTGTTGTGCGTGCAGATGATAGGATTTTAAGCCCGCGACGCTCGGCCTTGTATCTTACTCAAATAAAGCCGCAGCGGGTGATTTTGTGGTCGGGCGATAGCTACGATCAACCAAATAATGAGTTGATGCACGACACCATGACCTTAAACCGAATAGATAAGATAATTCTAAAAGGACAATGGCAAAAAGAAACGTGGCTGAAAGCATTTTCCTATATCAATGCTGGCAAGGTTGCGGTCATTCGTAAAGGATTAAATACTGAGTGGCTATCAACGGAACGCTCGCAGGCAATTGCACCGAAGTTTGTTTATGCCAGCACGGCTTTTCGGGGATTAAGCAAGTTTCATGAAATATGGCCGATAATTAAGACGGGCATTCCGCAGGCGACTCTTGACTGCTATTGCAAAGTATCGCTTTATGCCGACAACAAACTAAACATAGAATATGAGAAGCTTTACGAAAGTATCGGCAATCTTGTCGGGGTGACTATAAAAGAGCCGTTGCCGCAAAAGGACTTTCTCCAAGAGCTACCGCAATATTACGCTATGCTTTATCCGAACACGTTCGAAGAAACGGTTTGCGGAGTGGCGCTTGAAGCGATGGCTTCGGGTGTACCAATTATAACAACAAAGAGCGCCGGGCTTATTGAAACAGTTAGAGACGGCGGCGGAATATTGATTGATGAAAAACCTAATAGCAAAGAATATGATCGAAAGTTTGTTGACCAAGTTATTGCATTGTGGAATAATGGCGGATTGCGCGAAGATTTGAGCATGAGGGGATTTAATAATATCCGAGACAAGTATGCAATTGAAAAGATTTCTCATGACTGGCAGAATGTTTTAGGTGAGTTATTCTCATGACCGTTAGCGAAATGTCAACCTTGCTGGGTTCATTGCTGAATGATCCTAACGCAGAAGTGTTCACGGCAACCGATTACAAGCTTCCTGCGCTTAACTCAGCGCAGCGCGAGCTTGTTTTGATGTTGTTGGGTTATGCCAACATGGACGGCGGCCAGCGTGAAACGGTATTTGACATTTTAAGCGAAATTCAGGAAGTCGAAACACATTCAATTGATTCCAGCGGGTTTGACTTAGGCTCGGTTACGAATCGGCACTTTTTGCGCAATGGCTTTGTCAATGCTTCTATAGTTGATGATGATGATATGACGAGGTGGTGTACTCGCATAACGACTGCGGGCATGGGCAAGACTGAGAATAGATATTTCGAAGGCACGACGCGAGACCCGAAGGTAAGAATCTGGGGCAATAAGCTTTACTTGCTTATCTCTGTTGGCGGATATTCGAGAGATACAACGATTTATTACGTCGGTATGCCTTATACTCTTGTGGCCAGTGGCGCGGCGGGTTTGGGGAAAAATACGACCGTTACAACATGCGATTTGAATCCGCTTTTGCACGATCTTATAGTATTGCTGGCTGAAGTGAAATGCCGGCGCATGCGGGGCACGGAATCTGATTTTGCCGAGGCGCAGCTTGTTAGTAATTTCGCCATGCAACAAATTCAACTTTTGGTACAGGGCGCAATCAATGAACCACAGAGTAAAACGCTTGGGCAATTCATGAGAAACCAAATGCAGTACATGGAAAAGAAAGGCAAATGATGAACGCTAAACAAGGTGCCTATGGCGTCGCGGATATTTCTGAAGTACGGCGCAAAAAAGTGCAAGGCAAAAAGAAAGTCAAAAAGGCCGCCAAGAAATCAGCTAAAAAGCCGAAGCGAAAATATTGATGCCAACTGATTTAGCATACATAACGAAAGTCGGCGGCACGACTGCCGGAACGGGTGAGCTTGCATTTAGTTCGCCGCGTGGCATGGCTACAGATGGGACGTTTCTCTGGATATGTGATACTGGAAACGACCGCATCAAAAAGCTACGCCTGGAAGGACTTTCGTTTGTAGCACATTACGGTGAGATTGATTCAAGCGGTTTGCCTATCGCTGGCACGGGTGATGATTCATTTGACGCTCCGATTGATTGTTGGTATTTTGACGGGCATGTGTTTGTATCCGATACCGGAAACAATCGAATAAAGATTCATCGCTCAAGAGATTTCAAATTTATTAAGTCATTCGGTAACTTGAGCGGGCCTCGCGGATTGACAGGCACAAAAAAATATCTCTGGGTGGCCGATTACGGTAACAGTCGGATAGTCAAATATAATTTGTCCGACTTGTCCGTTGCTGAAACTAAGGGATCAAGCGGAAGCGGCAATCAACAACTTTCTCAGCCTAACCAAATTGCATACGATAAGCACGAACGGGTGATTTACATAGCGGACAACGGCAATAATCGCCTGCTGAAATGGGATGCGCACGGGTTAGTATATCGTGACAAAGTAACCGAGGCGTCGATTGCTGGCGTAGCTTATAAAGATCATTATCTCTATGTCGGAGCATTGACGGCTATAACGGTTTATGACTCTGCAACACTTGCAGAACAAGATACCGCAGGCACAAGCGGTACAGGCAATTCAAATATTGGCAGTGCGGGCTTTATTCTCGCGCATGAAGATAAAATCATTTTCTCAGATATTGACAATCATCGCATCATGGTTTGGTATAACTACGATGCTCGTCGAGCGCTGGATTCTGGCGATTCTCCCGTTATACTTGGCGACTTCTTTGTCAATCCTAATATCCCAATCGGCGGAATGCAATCAGGAGAATCGCCTACAATTGGCGGTACTGCCAACTCAGATTTATTCAGGTGGGTAGATGAACAGCCGATTAACAATGCCGTCGCGTGGAGTTCAGAATAATGTCAGTGAATCAAAATTCGAAATTCTTTTCACGGCCTTCCGGTGATATATCGTACACGCCGACTGCTGGCGGTGCGCCGTCGATTAGTTCGGACAGCGAAGAATTACGCGAAATTCTAACCACAAAGGGCGATATTTTTGTTTATACCGGCAATACAGTAGCGCGGCAAGCAGTTGGAGCGGACAATAAGCCGTTAGTTGCAGATTCGGCGCAAACCAATGGCGTAAGATATGGCGGCAAGATACTGGTTGATGAAGCTGAGATTGACGCAGCCTTAAATCACGATGGCTCTACTGTGGGATTCTTTGGTGTGACTCCGGCAAGTCGTGCATCGGCATTAACGCAGACTTACTCAACCGCAGACCGGACACTTTCGGCTTACACGGCAGATGATGAAAGCGCAGCATATACCGGAATTGATAATGCACAAGGTGGGAGTGTTTATGCCACCGTAGCCGATTTAAACGCATTGCGCACGGCTTACGAAAACCTTAGAGCATTCACTGAAGACATTGCGCAAATGCTCAATAGCGTTATAGATGACCTTCAGACTTACGGACTGGAGCAATGAGCACGACTAATACAACAAACGCCAATTGGTTTTGGTACCAACGGCGAAAGGGCGCACGCGGATATATTGGAATAGTCGATCAAGACGGCGCCGCACCAACGACGGCCAACCTTGATATAACAATATGGTACAATAATTTCCCCGATACCATTGAATCCGACAACGATACCATCGGAATTCCTGAAGAGTTTATTTTTGGATTTGCAAAAGCATGTGCCGCCGAAGTCATGCGCATGAATGGCGTCGTAAGCAATCTTACTCAGATTTATGATCAAGAGTTTGAAAGAATAGTTTACGATGGTATCCACAAAAACATCATGGAAACGCAACAGCCACTTATTCAAAAACCGCTACGCTTGAATCCTAATCGTGGCAGCGCTTCATTGCGTGAGATTAGCTCGTAATGGCATCATTGATTATCGACAAAGCTAAGGGGATCGACCGGCGTTCGAGTGATATTGACATCGAACCGAGCTTTGCGACACAGCTTAAAAACTTCTCCCTTACAAAGCGTCCGCAGGCATGGAGCAAGACGGGAGCCTATGCTGATGCTGCGACTTCGCTCTTTGGAGAAGCCTTGCCCGCGAATATAACGTGGTTAAACATAGCTGAAATGGGATTAACGCAGCCGAGCAATACAGACATATATGTTTTGCATGGCAAAGATGCTTCAAACAATCATCACTTGTGGGTAAGTCACTATTGGGATGGTTCGGCGTTTTCAGGTGAGATAGTCAAACTAACAGAGTCAGAAGGGCCTCTTACTACAGATGCAAGCAGTGACGCCGATCAAATAGTTGATGCTGGGCTTTCTTCTGCGGTAGATGATTATTACAACGGCTGGATTGTTACTATAACAATTAGTGGAGTTGAAACGGCTGCTATAGTGACGGATTATGACGGCGGGACAAAAACTTTATCATTTACAACTGGCGCATTAAACGGAAATGGCAGTGGCAATACCTACTATATTTCACGCTGGCCAATAAAAACCGGAGAGATTGATGCGGTAGACAATAAGATAAGATTTTCCAATAGGGGAAATTCCATTATTGGAATGACGGGTAATGAATTATCATTCCCGAATCAATACCAAATTTGGTATGGATATATAAATCGCCAAGTTGGCAATGAAGGCTCAAGCGAAGAAGATGTAAGTAACTTTTTCCTTGATATTCAGCAGCCGCTTACGCCAAGCAATGATGCTCTTGGCGCAGATAATCCGGGAATAGTCAATCTAACAAAGCAAAGCGGAAGCGCAACCATAGATCAGGAAATATGGTCGTTTTACTATGCTTTTGAATATGACGGGTATCAAATTGGGCCTCTATCTGATCAAGTTTTGATAGACTTAACCGGCGGTGCTTCTGACGAGTCAATTAGATTCTACTTGTATGTACCATATAATGCTTGTTGGGATTCTACTAATTCAAAATTTAGATCATGCTTTGAAGGCAATCTTGTAGAAGATTTAGTGCCTACTAATTACTCAAGACATTTATTATCGCGTCGCATTACTGCTGTTTATGTGTTTATGAGAGTTTCGACAGAAGCAACAGAGGGCTTTTGGAAAAAGTTTACCATTGCTGGCAGTACTAATGAGATGGATAGCAGTGATGATGAAGTACTCGATCTTGATACCGATGGTATTCTTAAAATAAATAATGCTAACAGATATATTGAAATAACAAGCAATCCTACTCTTGGAAGCAGCTATTTAGAAACCGTTGGGCAAACAAACGTTAGACCTAATTTTAAATATGGAGTTGCTTTAGACTCACATTTTATCGCGGCGGGCGTTAGAATAAAAGATGGAGAAAAATCAGATAATCATATCATATCGTCATTAGTTGACGGTGACGGCGTTGCCACTCCCGACAATTTTGGCGCAAGCAATATCATCAATCTTGGCTTTTTTGGCGCAAAGCAAATAACCGGAATTAAGGTTGTCGGTGATACTGCTACTACGGTTTCACCAAAAAGACGTTTGGCCGTTTTCACCGATGACGATTATTATATTTTGACATTGACAACCGGCGCAGCGTTTGACTTCGCTCTTGATAAGGTAGGAGAACGAGAAGGATGCGTTGCGCCGGATAGCCTGGTGTCGGCGGAAGGTTTGATTTTCGGAGTTTCACGCAACGGCTTTAGAGCATACACTGAAACCGGAAGCCGTATCATTGGCGAAGGGCTAAAGACAGACTTCGATGCGCTTACAGATCCTTCAGAATGTGTAGGAGCATACTATAAAAAAGAACGGTTTGTTTTATTCGCTTTCCCGACCGATCAGAAGTACTACGCAGTAAATTTGCTTTCTGAAAACTTTGACATGTTCGAGTTATCATTCGCGCATGTCATGACAATTCTATTAGGTTCTCGGACAGGCGAACTTTACAGCATGAGCACAAGCAATATTTATTTGCATGGCTCAGGCAATACACAGGCAGGGACGGCGATAACGCCACAATGGAAGTCAAAGCGAGTAACGGCGAGAGACTTTTTCGACGACAAGACTGGATTTCGCGGTTCTGTTGACGGTGACGTATTGCCGAATGAAGGATTTATTCGCTATCGCAGTGACACGGCAATTACGCTGAATGCTTATCGCAACGGTGGCAGCGCGATAACGTTTCCAAATTTGAGCTTACCGGCTCAAACGACTATGCAGTCGAAACGGTTTAAATTCCCACTTGGGTTGCATTGCAAAGACATTGACCTTGAGGTGACTCTATCGGCGGCACAGGCGGCAAGCAACACATATTTCGAATGGGACTTGCTCAAAGTTGTCGGTGAGATAAAACGGAGAATTGATTGATATGGCACCACTTGTAGCTATAGGTCTCGGATTAAGCGCCGCTGGAGTGATCGGCAGCACAATAAACTCACTCAAGACGCCACAATTCCCGCTTTCGCAGGAAGACATCGAAAAGATGATCAACCTGCAAATGAATCGCACGCTTACGGAAGAATCAGCGGCAGCGAGAAGGCGTTTATCTGCCGCAGGGCTTGGTGGCTCTGGAGTCATTGATCAAATTATTTCAGACCAACGCTCACGTATTCGCTCAAGATTTGAAGAAGAAAGGCAAAAGGCGATTAATCAGCTTGCGCAATTTCAATTTCAAAGAGATATAATTGCGCAACAGAATCGCGGGGCGCTTTTTGGAAATATCTCAAGCCTGGGATTTAATATCGCCGGCCTGGGAATGAAAAATCCTTTTTCTGGATACTTGCAACAATTGCAAGGCCTGCAACAGCAGGGCGGTTCATTGCAACAGATGCAATCATTCCCTGGGCTTGAATTTGATCCACGCCGAGCATCTGATTTCAATTATCCGAAAACATTTGAAGGCGTAACGTCTGGAACTGATTTTACCGGGTTCGCATAATGGCTAACGGAACGATACAGAATCCTTTTGGTGATCTTGTCGCGCAAGTCGGGCAATTGGCACAAAATCGCCTTTCACCGCAATTCGCGCAAACGCAGCTAAATTTTCAAGAAGCGATTGCGAATCAAACACGGCAAAATCTCGCCAATGAGTTTTTGTCTCAGGCCGATTTTTCGCGAGACCCAGCTTCAAGTTTACGAACATTGGGCGCGATTTTGAATAATCCCGACTTGATTAAGTCGAGTTTGGATATTCAGCTAAAGCAGCGCGCTTTTGAAGATCAACAACGGCAACTTGCAGACTTAGCGGCGCAACAACAGCAGCTTGGCGCTTATGCTGAAGAGCTTGCGCCGGGCGGATTGGAACCGGAAGAACAAGCGCGTTTATTTAGTCGGGCGCAACAGTTGGGCGTTGAGTTGCCGAACATACCGGCGGGGGCAAAGGCAGAAGCTCCTTTGAGTGATACGGAGCAGCAATTAGAACAACTCAAGATAAAAAAGGCTGAATCTGAAATTACGCAAACCCAAACGCAAACCCAAAAAACCAGACGAGAAATCGAAAAAATCGAAAAGGAGCTATCTGCGCCTTTGGATAACAAGTTGGCCGGACTTGCGGCAGCGGAAGAAACGAAGCTTAGGGTAAGGGCAAAAGTAAAAGCCGAGCATACTCTTGCAACTATTGGCTCAATCAAACAAGATGTTGATGCAGTACTTGATAAATTTCAATCAATACCAACGTCAATAAGAGGCCCTATTGCTGGCCGAACTCTCGGCATAGCGGCAAGAGAGATCAAGGGCGACCCTAATGTCGTAGCTTATGAAGATTTCAAGCAATTCATTCTTGCTAACATTTCTCGGCAACTTGGCGGTGAACGAGGTGTTTTGACCGACAAAGATGTTGAAAGGATTCAAAAAGCATTACCAAACCTAACTGATACGAATGAAAGCGCCAAGCAAAAAATTGAACTGATGATGCAGTTTATTGATAGGCGGGTAAAAGAACATCAAAAAATTGCAGGCATGGAGCAAGTCGGAATATTTTCAGAAAGTGGATCGAGTGAGATTGAAGAAGTTGAGACAGGACGCCAAACAACTGAAGAAATTGACGAAGACGAATATTTAAAAGAAAACTTTCCTGAATATTTTCAATAATGCCAGAACAAACCGGAACGCAATTCATCAGCAAAAATAAATTGCGTGAAATATTCGAAGATGCAAAAGCTAAAGGGCTTGAGCCTAAAAACGTTTTCAAGTCTTTGGCAAAAAACGAAAAAATCGAAATCGAAGGCTATAACGCTCGTTTCGATCCTATTGAAGCAGCAACGAATATCCCAGAAAGCGCTAAAGAACTTGGCAAGTCGCTTGTGCATCTGTTTACGACAAATCCACTTCAGACAATTAAGGGAATCAGTGGTATTGCACTTGGCGCATTAGAAAAGGCTGTGCCCGGAACGCAATCACATGAGCAAGCCTTTGATGTTTTGGCCGATGCGATGGTCGAACGTTATGGTTCAAAAGATAAAATCCTAAATACCATCGAAAAAGACCCTGTTGGATTTGCAGCAGACTTATCGACGGTATTAACTGGAGTGGGAGGAGTAGTAAAAGGCGCGGCAACAGCAGCCGGAAAGTCAGCCATTATTAGTACCAGGGCGGCTACAAGGCTTGCAGAAACGGCAAAGACACTTTCACGTGTTGGCAATACTATTGACCCCATTAACATAGCGGCAAGTACAGCAAAGGTTCCTTTTTCTACAATTAAAAAGGCAAACGAATCAATAGGTATCGACAAAGTGATAAGGGAATTTGATGTTGACGCAAAGATGAAGGACGCTTTACAGCTTACGCCAAGTCAGAAGATAAATATAACTCGCAAAACATATACCGACAAAATAGGAGAACGTCTTGCTAAATGGGGCGTATCTGGCACACTTGAAGAAATGTCGCAACAACTTGGTGAAATAGGAAATAAGTCGAGGCAAGCACTTGATCAAAGGCTTGCATCAGTATCAGATGTTTTTAAGCCAAAAGGCAAGGCATTAGAGAAAACTCTTGACCAATTGTATGAATTGCGTAAGCCTGAGATATTTACTGCACAGCAATTCAAGGATTTAAGAAAAAGAATTGTTCAGTTACAGGTTAAGCTTGAAAATACTGGATTGAGTTTGTCTGAAATGAATGAAGTAAAACGCATGGTTGATAATGTTGCGAATGAAAAGATTTTCAAACAAACAGGTGATCTAAAAGCTTCAAATATAGGACAAAATCTCGGTTCATTGCGAAAAGAATTGCGCGGACTCATTGAACAACAGGCCGCCAAAAAAGGCATAACAGATGTCCGGGAATTGAATAGCCAGACGCAATTTGCTAATACAGTAAAAGAAGCGATTGATAAAAAAGTTTTGGCGGGCGCACCGAGAAAATCATTGTCTCTTGAATTGGCAAAGGCAAGCACTCTTATCATGGGGCAACTGAAAGGATCGCTTTATCAAGTTATTCGAAGTCCACGATTTCAAAGCGACCTTGCCACTGCCATTCAGTTGCTTAAAGATGGTGATTTCCAGAAGCTTGCCGGCGGAGTAACGTTTGCGCGACGGCCATTATCTAAAACCGGAAAACGGCTTGCACAATCAGCCGGTAAATCGCAACTAAATAAAGAAGCCCTGCAAGTTATCAATAAAGTTCTGCAAGACCTGCAAAAGGCCTATCCTGCTTTGCGTGGAGTAAGAATAACCGGCGAAGCATTACGAGAAATAGATGAACGCAAAGAACGCATGCAAGCAAAGGCTGTACGTCTCAAAGAAATGGAAGTTAGGAGCTTGGAATAATGGCATTTACCAACATCGGACAAATTGCGGACTTGATTGAAGTCTATGCCGGACAAGCCGGAGTAAGCCGCGACAAAATCAATCGACGGTTGCTCTGGGATTTAATCAACTTGAAGGCAAATGAGTTTGCGCGTAGAACCGGCATTCTCGAAAAAAGTGCAACAATCGAAACAGTCGCCAGCCAAGCTGAATATGAATTGCCGTCCG